TAGATTTCTTCACACACTACTTTAAATACTTGCCATGCAAGTACCGTAAAAACTACGGATAAGGTAACCAATATAATTGGTTGTAACCAACTAAGCATTGACTACCTCATCTTCGATGATATCATCATCGATTTGCATTAAGTCTATGTAATACCAACGTGGTTCAGTTCTATTCTTACCGAATAGCATGTCTAGTTCAGCATCAATAGACTGTTCGATGAAACTATCAGTTTCAAAGTCCATGAAGCGTTCCCACATAGGTGCTACGGTTGTTGACTGTAAGTCAATTTCGGCAAAGATATCTTGGCCGTATTCGACATAGTCGTTGTATAGTTCGTCGTATTCATCAGTGAATACCATGTTATTGATTATCATATCCGTCCTTTCCGACAGTAATTTGTATAAAAAATACTTTCACAAGTATCAAGTATTTTTATACAGTACAGCAATTATCAGCACCGTCTAATGCTTTATGAATAAAGCCATTAGGACATTGTGTCGCTTCTACTTTATCTTTGGCTTTAAAAAGCCAAAACGGTGTATTTTCCTCTTGCACTTGTAGGCGATGTTCCATATCAGCAATGATATGGCCTTCTTCGTTTCGCCATTTGCTTGGTTCAGGTATCGCTCTGCGATACTTACGTCCACGAGCAAACGCTACTTTACAAGCTACACAAGTAGCTTGATTACCTCTTGCTTGAAAAGAGGTGTCACAAAACTTACAGTTTTTATACATAGTGAACCTCACATACATGGCCAAGAACACCGTCAACGACGGTAAGATACTTGACAGGTTCTTGTAGCAAAGCTACGTCACAAGTTAAACAGAACATTTGTCCCACCTTTCTATAATTTATTTACTTCACTCTAAAGAGTGAATAAATTATAGGTTGCAATACAACCCACAATTTTCAGTGCAAAGCACTGTTTCTTCAATCTTGTGCAGTCCCCAATACAAAGTATTGCCAACCATACAACAGTCAGTTCCCTCGCAGTCACTTGTGGGATAGTCACCCTCGATGAAAAGCGTGTAACTATCACGAGTGTTTGGAAACCAATGTAAGTGATGCTCACTTACATAGTCGTTTTTTACCCAACCGTTAGTGTTTTCGTCTAAGTCTGCAAGACTTACAACTGGATAACCGAATAATTCAGTAGCCATGAACAATCCCCTTTCTATATATTTATTTGTTCACAAATGAACCAAATAAATATATAGGTTTTCATTGACCCATAATTTCTGAAAGAAATTCAACACCTGCACAGGAAGACGAAGTCTTTACAGGTACGTGAATTATCGAAGATAATTTTGCTAGTTTTTACCAAGAAAACATTTGTAGCAAAGTAAAACATTATATGTTTTATTCCTCGACAAAGGAAGACAAACCCTAACAATACGTAGTATTGTTCAATCAAACCATACCATATCTAGTACCACTACATGTTGTAGTACAACATATAGTGTATCGTCAGAACTGGAGAAACGTTGCATTAGCAACGGAACGTCTGACAGAACGTTTGACCCACACATGTAAACCGAAGGTTCACACATGTATATACGTACCCTGTAATTTATTTACTGGTAAACGTACAATAAAAGTAGAAAAACCCTTTTATCTATTGAACGTAAAACGATTTGGGCAGTAACGGACATATACGGTAGTGCGTAAAAAATTTTGAAATTTAATGTTACAAAATGCCTTGGGTAGTCAGTTTGAGGTAATCCCTTTCACTTTCTTTTAAAAAGTCGCTGACCTTTCTGCCGTCCGATAGCTCTTACCTGTACAAGATTTATCCATTAAACTTGTTTGTTGGTATTATTTATACCATAATTAAAAACATAACACAAGTTAGTAAGGATTATGGCTAAAAACGTTCGATGTGGCAAAGTAGGTTGTCAGAAGAAACTACCACAAGGTAGAAGAAAATACTGTTCTGATAACTGCCAGGCAGCACAGTACATGCGTAATAGACGTAGGGGTAAAGAAGAAATAAAACCTATTAATGCAGAACGTGATACTGCAGCGTCTGCACGTCGTGGTCCTCTCTATGAAGCATTTAAAAAATCAGAACTAGCAGACCAGGTAGCAGAAGGCAATATAGACCAAAAGGATGCAGCAGAACTACTAGGCACAACCAGTGCTTCCATCTCTCGTTTACTAGCAGCATACAAAGAAGACCAATATACAGAGGGCTTACAAGAAGACTGGTCAGTATCTGATGAAGCCTTAGATAATACAAAAAATTTTTCGACGTTTAGAGATACATATTTTAGAACAGAAACTGGTGAGAAGTACGAAACAGCAGACTTTCATACAAAGTGGATAAATAACATTGTTGACGCTATAGAACATGGTAAGGAACTTGTTATCTTGTCGCCACCACGTCATGGTAAGACAGAACTGTTAGTACATTTTGCTGTGTGGCAAATAGTACGTAATCCGAACATTCGTATTATGTGGGTAGGTGGTAACGAAGACATAGCTAAGAACGCAGTATCAGCCGTGCTAGACCACTTAGACAGCAATGTAACATTGATAGAAGACTTTTGTGGTCCTGGTGCAGGATTTAAACCTGACACACGTAGTGGTAAGAATTGGTCACAAAATCAATTTACTGTTGCTACTAGAACTGTTACTGGTATTAAGTCACCAACTATGGTTGCCGTAGGTAAAGGTGGCAAGATATTATCTCGTGACTGTGACTTAATAATTGCAGACGACATTGAAGACCACAGTACAACAATACAACCTAGTAACAGAGAACATACTAGAAGTTGGTGGACTACTACCCTATCTTCACGTAAAGAAGAACATACAGCTATTGTTGTTATTGGTTCAAGACAGCATCCTGACGACTTATATCATCACTTGTTAGGTAATGACCAATACGAAAACATTGTAGAGACAGCACACGATTTAGAATGCACTGAAGCAGAAGACGATATAGAACTACACAATGATTGTATGTTATGGGGAAATAAACGTACATACAAATGGTTGAAGTCACGTATGGCAGCAGCAGAGACAACAGGTGGCCGTAACGTGTTTGACATGGTGTATCTAAACCAAGCATACAGTGTTGGTATGACAATATTTAATTTAGAAGATATAGAAAATTGTTACAGGTCTAACTTAACTATTGGACACATACCACATCAGAATTTACATTTAGTAGCAGGCCTTGACCCTGCATCTAGTGGACATCAAGCTGCATTTCTATGGGGCTATGACATTGTTAAAAAAGAATATTACATGATTGACAATGACAATAGAAAAGGTGGTGGTACTAAGGCTGCATACGAAGTTATTAAAGATTGGTTTGAAAAATATAGATTACGTGAATGGGTTATAGAAGAAAATGGTTTTCAGACTGCAATTAGACAAGATGAGAAGATAAAGCGACTTGCCTTAGAATGTGGTATTGTATTAACAGGAACAAAGACTGGATTAAATAAACATGACCCTATGTTTGGAGTTGGTGCGATGAGTGAATTGTTCGAGGAGGGTCGTATACATTTACCAGTTGGCGATGGTATAAGTAGAGATAAAACAGGTGCTTACAAATCACAGTTAGTTTATTTTGATGGCAAACCACAAAATAAAAGAACTAAGCACAAAACTGACTTAGTTATGGCATCGTGGTTTCCTATGAAAGTTTTTAGAAGAATGACTAAAGAGAGGTCAGCAATGATAGGGTTAGATTACGTACCTAGTTTTGGAGACTGGGATATAAGCGATTGGAACGAAGCACCTTGGCAATAATGAAAAAAAACGTTAAGACAATTATTGATAATGTCAATGCTTTAATGGACAACAACCAAGACCAACAGGTAATGCGTTATCGCATTCGTTCTATTATGGATGGTGGCGTAGAAGGCATGAGGTCACTACTTGGTGCAAACATGGATAACATGGACATCGATACATTACCTGCACCAAACCTATTAGTTTCAGGATTAGACAGACTAGCACAAAAAATATCAGGAGTTCCTGACATTCGTGTTGATAGAGTAAATGACAAAGACAGTGAACGTGCTAGAAAACGTGCAGAGAAAATCGAACGTATTGTTGCTTCTTATGATGAAAAACAAAAACTTAAAAATCAATTAGGACAAATATCTAGGTGGCTACCTGGTTATGGTTATTGTTCTTGGGTTATTAAAACAATTAAAGATGTAGATGGCAATTACTTTCCTTATGCAGAACTTAGAGACCCATACAACACATATCCTGGACACTTAGGTGCTAATCAACAACCTGATGAGATTGCATACGTAAGAAGAATACCTCTTTATAAGCTAACACAGATTTATCCTGAACATGCTCGTGCGTTACGTGATAATGAAGCTAAAGGTAAACAAGAACCAAATGGTGAAGGGTTTTACAATGCTCGTTTAGATAACGCTCACGAAGAATGGGAAAACGATAATGGTAAAGGTGTCATAGTTGTAGAGTATTACGACGCAAGTGGTATGTACGTTGTAGTACCACACAAACGATTGATGCTAGATTTTGTAGAAAACCCATTAAAGTCAGGACCACAATTTGTATTTGCTAAAAGATTTTCATTTAATGAACTTAAAGGTCAGTATGACCATGTACTAGGACTTATGGGACAAATGGCAAAGATAAACATTTTATCTACTATTGCTATGGAAGATGCAGTCTTTACAGAAACAAACATATCAGGTGAGTTAGAGAGTGGTATGTATCGTAAAGGACGACATGCTATTAACTATTTAGCACCAGGTACACAAGTTTCTAAACCAGTCAATAACTTACCGTATCAGTTATTTAATCAAGTAGATAGATTAGAAAGACAGTTGAGATTAGTTGCAGGTTATCCTGTTACTGATGATGCTCAATCCCCTAACAGTTTTGTTACTGGTAGAGGCTTAGATGAGCTTAATGCATCAATGTCTTTGATGATAGGGGAGTACAGAAACATTTTACAAGATGCTTTACAGTCATTAGATGCTAAAAGATTAGAGATGGACGAACTGTTGTTTGATAAGTCCAAAGCATTAGTTGGTTATCGTAAAGGTTCTGCATTTGCAGAAACCTATAAACCTTCTGTTGATATTGCAAAGAACTATAGAACTAGAAGAGTATATGGTGTCATGGCAGGCTTTGATGAACCACAAAAGATTGTTACAGGTTTACAGTTACTACAAGCAAACATTATAGATAAAGAGACTTTACAAAATAATATGGACGGACTGGACAACATACCAGTTATTAATGAACGTATTAGAAAAGAAAAAGCAGAAAACTTATTGTTTGAAACATTATTAGCTAGAGCTAATCAAGGTGATGCACAGGCAACTATGGCAGTTGTAGAAATATATAAAAACCCTGATGATATGCAAACAATTTTAAATAAGTATTTTACTCCTGAAGAACCACAGATGTCACCTGAAGAAATGGCATTAATGGGACAACAGCAAATGCCTGACTTATCACAAGGTGGGTTAGCAGCATTAGCATTAGGACAAGGTGGATAATGGAATTTAATGATGACTTTTTTGAAATCATATCTAATTCTTTAAATGGTGTTGGTGGATTTGATAGAAATGCTTTCTCACAAACACCATATCAAATGTGGCAAGTAGTAGTACCAATGCCAGGAATGATGATTTTGATAGATAGAGATATATTAAGACAATACTTAGAAGAAGGTGATAACTATGGCGAAGAAACGTTCTAGGCGAGGTGGAGATAGACAACCTGCTAATCCTGCACCAGTAAGTGGTCCAGGTGCATTATCTCAAAGAACAGATGGTGGACCAGGTAGTGCAACACAGCCTATACGTAGAATACCTGGCGTAGATTATGGAGAAGGTAAACAGTTAGTAGAACAACAACAAGCTGCACCACTTCCTGCAGAACCTACTACTCCTTCACAACCAGTTGCTACACCACAACCTGCATTAAATAGAAATGTATTTAGACCTACAGATGTTCCTGGCGAAGACCCAAGAACAGCAGGTATTAATCCTGCAGAAGCAGCACCTGACAATACGCTACTAGCACTTAAAGCTATGTTGCATGTTTCAGGTTACAATCCAGTAATTAGCCAGTTAATACATAATTATCAACAAAGAGGTTTATAGTGGCATTTCATGGTTGGTTTAACGACGATGAGTTAGCAAACGAAAACGAAAAAAAAGAAGCTGCTCGTAAACAGTTTGACCAAATACTTGCATTTTTAGATTACGAAACAGCACAAAATGCAGTAGAGATGTCAACTGTTTGTCCCAACCTACCTGCTGATGTTGTAGAAGCAGCAGCTTTGTCAGGCCTAACTGTTTATGACCCTGCGTTTGAAGATATTACTGACATGGTTACTGAAGAACAACAAAAGCAGTGGGAACGTGATTGGAACAAAGTACATGAAGAAAGTGGTTTTGATGAACCTATTATGGGTTTGTCAGAATTACTAATTAAAAAACCTGGTTATGTTGTTGATTTAATGTTAGAAGCAGGCGTTGAAGAATTGACAATGCTATATAGAGCAGCAGGTTACGCTGCTGTAAATGCAATACAAAGTAATAGATTGCGTAAAGGATATATAAAAGAAGGAGATTTATTTGCAGGCATACAAATATCAGAACAAGATTTAGTAAACTACGACCCTGTTAATGCATGGAAAAAAGAAGGATTTAAAGGTTTACTACAAGAATATTCTGAATTGTTTTCTACTGCTAAAAACCAAGCAGGTACAACTATATGGAGAGAAACACTTGCTACATTACGTGAAGGTAAACCATTAAACATAGACCCTGATAGAAAATTTATATTTCAAGGATTAAAACCTGAAGACGACGAACGATACAGAACATTATTAAAATTAGGTTATGAAGAGAATGAAGCAAAAAACGTTTATTACAAATATGCAGGAGTACCACTTAGAGCCGAAGGTTGGAATGACCATGAGAGAACTTCTTTATTTAGGCCTAATCAAATTATGTACAGGCCAACAGGAGGCAGAAAACTTACATTAGGTTTTGACCCTAATAACTATTTACACTTGCAACAACAAAGAATGCAAAACAGCCCTGACATGTTTGCACCTATCGATGGCAATAAAATGTCAAGATTTTTTCAAATGGTGTTTCGTGGTGCTAAAAATTTAGGTAGGTCACAAGTAGATTTTGTTAAATCGTTAAATCCTGGTATTACAGAGTTAGATGAAATACAACCAACAATACATTTTAGTAATGGTCGTATTACTGCATCAGAGATAGTACCACCAGGTACACCTGAATTTACAGCATTGTCAGGTGGTTTAGATGCTGTTACTACATTTAAACTAGACCCAACAGCTAAAGGACTTAAAGGGTTATCTAATTTAAGAAAATCGTTACGTACAATACATCCTGATGTTGTACAAGAAGGTATTGGTGTAAGAAGATTTAGAGATACAGTATTTAAACCTAAGTTAAATGACATTATTGAAAGACCTGATAGTTACAAATTATATGAAGCTACAGCAGTAGAACCTAATATTGGTGTGTATCAAAGATTATTTCCACAATTACCATTTGAAAGTCAAGCATCACTTGCTGCTACAGAAGATGCATTACAAGCTAAACAAGTATGGTCAAAGATATGGGGTAGTGGATATTTAAACGAAACACCTGTAAAAGGTGCAGATATTAGAAATGCAGTATCTCGTGCTATAGGTAATAAGTCATTATCTTTAAGACAAAGTGAAAATGTTGTACAAAGGGGTCTAGGACAAGTAATAAGGCCTTTAGGAAACCCTAATGCTGCATATAGGCCACTTCGTTCTAAATTAGCAAAAGGCCTTAGAGATGACCTTATACTGCCTGCTAGAAACAAAATGAGGTTTATGACAGCTAAACCTATGCTTGCACCTGCAGAAATAGCAAATCCATTAGATGAGTTACTTAGCTTTAGTGGCACAGTAAGGTCTGCTATGCCTACTTATATGCAAAGAATTATGAGTATTAAACCTGATGATGGTTTATCTGTAACAAATTTTGATGAAGCAGCTATGTCTATTAGAAATCACTATGACAGCATGGGTGCAGATATAGAACGTGCAGAACCTTATTTAAGAAGATTATTAGAACTAGAACCAGGAGATTTAGGTGGTGTTACTAGATTAGCTATAGATATTGGTAACGATACACAAGTATTTCTTAAAGGTCAGGGAGTAGCAGATGATATAGCATTTGAAGCATCAAGAATATTTGAAACAAGTTCACAGATACGTGCATACGGTAAAGACAGTTTATTTAGAGATTTACCTTTTGTAGGTATGCGTGAAGTTGAAGAGATACCTTATACATTATTAAATGGTGAAAAAATAATGGTAACTGTACCTTCTGCTAGTGGTTTAGTAGAAATGGCTAGTTTAAAAGCACCATTGCCACAATGGTCAGGAATTACTAAAGCATTGTCGAAAGTCTCATACGTTATGGATGGACAAGAAGGTAGGCAAGGTGTTCGTGGTTTAATGGATTATTACAAAGGTAATGCTAAAGCATTAAAAGATATGGGTTTTGGAGATTATGTAATATCAGGTACATACAAAGGTATTATTCCTAAAGGTATGTCACAAGGTCCTGTATCTTTACTTGCACAGTTTTATATGGGTGGAATATTTAAACCTTTAGTATTAATGCGTGCTGCTTGGTTTACAAGAGTGTTTTTAGAAGAACAAGCACGTATGGCTGTATCAGGCCTAGATACTATGTTTGTACATCCATTTAGATATATAACATGGATTAACTCACACAATAGTGAAGTACGTAATGCTATTAAGAATGGCGATGTAAAAGGACTTGAAAAGTTTAGATTACGTTTTACTAGAGATAGCGACCTTAAAGACGTATTAGATTGGCAAGGTGCAATGAATGGTAACTTAGCTACTGAAGTAAACACAGGCCGTAAATCTGTTGCAGGGTTTAGAGGAGTAAATAGTAAGTTTGTAACAAAAGACTGGGTAGATGTAAAACCAGGAGAAGCAGGCCATACAGCTAATTTACAACACGAACTTATACAAATATTCGATGACCCTGTAGGTAGATATGTTGCTAAAAACCATTTAACTACACAAACTAGAGATTGGTTTAAATATTCTGATGAAGGTAAAAAAATTAGAGAACGATTAGTACGTAATGGTGGAGATAGATTTGAAGATTTAATGACAGACGAAAAAGCTATGGATGCTTATTTAGATTACTGGGAAGCACGTATTCGTTCAAAAACAGGTGGTTTTGATAGTTATACATACACACCTGGTGATGCATTCAGTTATAAATTTATAGAAGATACATCAGATGTTAATTTAAGAAACTTTGCAGGTACAGGTAAAGCTATTCTAGGCAAAGGTGAAATAAGTGCTGCTAAAATTTCTAGGGCAGCATTGTCTAAAAACAATAAAACACTTGGTGCATATTTAGAAGGCATGGGAGATTTACGAAATCGTATAGGTGTAGTTAAAGCACCTAGAGATGTTTCAGTAAATTTAACATCAGGACAAAAAGCTATAGGTATGTTAGATGCTGTAGTAGATGTAGCATTTGAGTATTTGATGACAAAACCTAATACATATCTATCTCGTTCAGTTGCATGGAAACAAAACAACTGGGCTAAAATGGAAGACCTTATGCCACGTCTAAATCAACAAGGCAGACTTAGAGCATTAAAAGAAGCTAGAGATGCAGATATACCTAATGCTATGTATAAAAGATTGCAAGGTGCATCTAAGAAAACTGTTGAAGGTGTTGAACTAAATTATGATGAAGCAGAAGCTATAGCTAGAGCATACGCATTACACTCAACTAAATTACTTTTATACGATGCAGCTAAAAAACACAATATATCTGCAATAACTGCAAACATATTCCCATTCCCTGAAGTGTATATAGAGTTAGCTACTACATGGGGTAAGTTATTTGCAAACAACCCTGCATCACTTGCAAGAGGAAACATGATAGTAAGAGGTGCTGAAAGTTCAGGAGATGACGGATTTTTCTTTCCTGACCCTAATGGCAGTGGAGAAGAAATGTTTGCATATCCAGGTAAAAACTTTTTAACACAATCAGTATTTGGTCCAGGTTCTAGGGTACAGATACAACCTGCAGGTTATGTTGCAGGTATAAACATGTTAGCTAGCAATATATTTCCTGGTATGGCCCCACTTTATGGTTTTGCAGCTAACAAATTATTACCTAAAAACGGTATAGGAGATGAAGCTAGAAAATTATTATTTGGAGATTTTCCTGCACCTGATACATTAGTACCACGTCCTGCATGGGCAAGTAAATTAATAACTGCTTTTAGTGACAGTCCTAAAGCACAAGAAGCTAGAGCATCTACTACAAACACAATATATAACTATGCTGCTGCAACAGGGTATAGAGAATACTTTAGAAGGCCTGACGGAAGCATTGATGAAGTAGCTATGATGGAGTGGGCAAACGATAGTGCTGCGTTTATATATGCAATTCGTGGTATATCACAATTCTTTGCACCTACTGGATTTACACCTAGATATTATATTGAAGATAAAGATGGTCAATGGTGGGCAAGTCAAATACTAGCTAACGAGTTTTATAAGATTAGAGAAGAGACAGGTGGAGATACCATTGCAGCTTACAATGAGTTCTTTGGCAAGTATGGTATAGAACATCCTTATCTAACTGCATCTACAACAATATCACCTGAAGGCCGTAGGTTTTACACAGAAGAAGGTAAAGCATGGGAAAGAGAATACGGCGATTTAATGAAAGAGTTAAATATAACAGGATGGTATTTGCAACCTGAAAGTCCATTTGATGAAAGAGAATGGCAATTTGTATTTGAAGATATAAAGAGTGGAAAGTTAGAAGGTTTATCAAAAGAACAAAACGTTAGAAAAGTAAATGACACTTTAGGTTGGATACGATATACAAACTTTACACAACAATTAGAACGTTCAGGCGTTAAAGGCAACCAGTTAAGAATAGCTAAAGCATTATACAGACAGCATTTACGTGAGGAATTGCCAGGTTATTTAGAAAATTATGGTGTTGCAGAAGCACCTACAGCAAAAGAAAAGTTATTTCAAATACAAACTAAATGGGCTAAAACTCCTGGTGTTAAAGATACAGAAGTTGGAAAAGCTGTATTAGAATATTTAGAATGGTGGAATATTATTAACGAGTATTCTACTGATTTAGGATTTAGTGAAGAATGGTGGCACACATCCACAGACGATAGGGCTGTAGTAATGAGACAAATGGCAATAGGTGCAGGTAAAGAGTTTATAAAAGCTGTACCTGATTTTGAATATGTATTTAGAGATGTGTTTCAAGGAGTGTTAAGAGACGATATACTAGAAGAAATAGGAGTTAGTGAATAATGTCACATACAAGAGGTCACATAGATGGTGTTAATGATGAAGCATACGGTGTAACATATAGTCCTCCTGCATCTAATTCT